AAAAATACTACCAGTTAAAACTTTGAATCCTAAAATAAATCCTGCAGTTGTTGTTTCTTTTGTCCATAAGAAAGGTTCAATATATGCTGTACCATTATTTGATTGATCATAATAAATCGACCAAGTTAAATCGGGTAATACTCCTGATCTTAGACCTGCAACAAAATGAACTTCTTGAATTGATCCTGCACTCTGAACATAATACGTACCTGATACTTGATAGTTTTCTGAGCTTCCGTTTGGTGTAATTGTTACTACTTTTTGGTATTCGTTTTGTTCAAAGTAAGAAGTACCAGATACTGCACCACCAGTATATCTTTGATTTAATCTAATTAAGTTTGAATTTGTATATTCATCTCTTGTTCCATTAAAGAGAGTTCCAGTAAGTTTTACATCTCCAACAACATGAAGGTCTTCCTCTGGCGCGGTGGTTCCAATACCAACATTTCCACCAGCAATCATTGATATTACATTACTAGAACCTTCAGCATCGTTACCTTTAATTCTTAAAATATTATCTGTGCCTAAAGAAATAAGTGACCTAGTTGAACCTGCTACATTTGCAGACATAAAGGCATCGCCATTTCCTATTTTAACATCACCATCTACAGTAAGTTTTTTATCAGGAGTTGCTGCACCGATACCAACATTGCCCGTAACATTATCTATTTTTAAAGCAGTATAATTAGAGCCTGAGCCATTATCTAAATTTATTAAAAGGTCATTACTTGCTGCATATATTCTTGGATAATGGTTTGTTCCTTTAAATTTTAATTGGCCGTTTGAAGGTAATGTTATATCACCTGCTACTTCAAGAGCTGTTGCTGGGGATGTGGTTCCGATACCAACATTACCATTATCGAGTATTGTTAATGATGCACTTCCATCAGTAGCTAATGTAAGTGATGTATCGTTAACTGCAGTAATAAATTGATTAGGATTTCCTATAGTAATTTTATCTGTACTATTTAATTGAATACCACCAGCAAGATATGAAGCTCCACTTCCACCTACATGCAATTTATATGTTGGATTTGTTGTGTTAATACCGACACGATCATTGGCACTATCGATATGCATGATAGTATTATCATGTGCTGTAATGATTGTGCCGTCTGATTTTTTGAAATAGAGCGCACCATCCATGGTGTTCATGGCTAATTCGCCATCACTAAGATTTGCTGCTCCTGGAATTGCGTTCGCTACATTAGAACGCCTAAGTCTAATATCTGTTTTTCTGGCCAATTTTGGCTTCTCCTATGTTCAATCTCTATATAGAGTGTTTAATTATATTGGTTTATATAAACCTTTATTCTATTTATAATAGGAGAAATGCTAGATTAATATGTTCCGCCGTCAATTACGTCTGATGCAACTGGTACACCTGATGCATTAAACTGAATAATTTCACCTTCTGATCCAGTAATAAAACTTAAAGCTGTTCCAGCACCATTTGAAATAAATACCGCATTTGCAGTAAATGAACTTAAACCAGTACCACCATGTGCAACTGCTAAATCAGTGCCTAAAGTTAATGCACCTGATACATCTAAACTACCATTTAAATCGACTGTATCATTAATAATAACACTAGTGCCAGCTGCTGAAATTGTTAAATTGCCTGATGATGTTGTAATTGTATTATCGTTTGATGTACCAATTTCAACATTACCTGCATATAAACCACCAAATTGTGCATCACCCCATGGTGCTACAAAATTTTCATCTGAAGAATCTGTTTCTCCTGAATCATCTGATTTAAATACAAATCTTTCTGATTGAATATCGAAACCAAAGAATCCATCAACAACAGCTGAACCATTACCCCATTTAAAATTAACACCACGATCAACTCCGTCTGAGGCTGTATCAGTAGTATTATCAGCAAGAGCAATAACTGGATCATCTAAAGTAATTGTTGTAGATTCAACTGTAGTTGTAGTACCCTGAACTACAAGATTACCAGCAACAGTAACAGTATCTCCAGTATCATTACCAAGATTAATTGTAGAACCTTGAACTGTTAAATTACCAGCAATCGTAGTATTACCAGTGGCACCTGCAACTGTAAAGTTACCACTACCTACATCTAAGTCTGTCGTAACTGTTAAATCATTTCCAATTGTTACGTCATCTGGTAAACCTACTTGAACAGTAACATCATTACCTGATTTAGAAGCAACTGTAACGATTTCGTTTGAAGTACCTGTAATTTCTAAAGTATCTGTTAAGAGATCAACATCACCTGTACCTGTATCACCGTCAACAGTTAAAGCAGTAGCTACGGAGGCCGTTGTAACTGCAGTTAATTGACCTTGAGCATTAAATGTAATTACAGGAATTTGTGTTGCACTACCTGCGCTTCCTGCAGTAATTTGGTTTGTAATAGAAACAGTTGAAGTATTACCAACATCAGAGTTAGTTACAGTAATTCCAGTTCCGCCTGTTACTGCACCACCAACTGTATCGTAAATAAATTCATCTAAAGCTACATCACTACCACCTGTTGCAGTTGTATTAACATAAGGATTATGGAGAATAGTTTTACCTGCTCCATTTGGATCTAATACAATATTTCCATTTGTATCAGTTGATGTAATAGCGTTTCCATTAAAATCTAAATTATCTACTTTTAATTGTTGTAATTTAGAACTGCTATCTGTAATTAATGCGCTACTTGCTTGCAGTGTACCGTGAACATGGTCAAGTAGATCAGTATAATATTGACCACCAATTTGTACGATTTCAGTTGCTATTCCGTTTGAATCTTCTCCCTGAATACCAATATATAATCTATCACCGCCGTTATTTTGTAAACCTGTACCATAGGAGTAACCTATCTCACCTGTTTTTAGAATAGTAGGCGCATTAGTGGTACTACTCGTTAGGTGTTTTATTCTTGTTTTAGCCGCCATTTCTAGTATAATCCTCCGCTTATGGTTAAGTTCTCATTCTCAATTTGCCTAGTTACTTTATATTCTCCTGAAGTACCATCATAGATCATCATAACGCCATCTGCTTGGCCTGATGTATTCACATCAATCAAATCACCTAGTGATAATCCACCAGCTTGAACTTTAACAGTTTGTGCAACAATTTCACCTTGTGCACCAACTTTACCTTTTAATCTGTTTGCTTGTCTAATTTTAGCTTTAATTGCCATTAGCTTGCCCTTGTCACTCCTGGTCGTACTTCTACTTGTCCTTCTACAATTCTAGTAATTTCACTAGTAGCTGTTTTTGTTATTTCAACATCATAAACATATCTACCAGCTTTCATATTATTAGTTTGTGTAGCAGTTAATGATATTCTAACTGTTCCATTAGATTCACTATATACCGAACCAGAAAAATCAACTGCAGTTGTTGATGCATATGATTTTCTAATCTGACCTGCTACAGTATAGCCTGTTAATAATAAAGGATCACCATTAGAATCAGTCACGTCAATGTCTGCACTAAATGTGGAACCTTGATCTATTACTAAATTAGAATATATAGCCATTAACCATTTCCTTAACTATTTATACTTTTAAGATTCTCAATCTCATCTCTTAAAAGTTTATTTTCTTCTTTTAATTCTTTAATTGCTTCGATAAACAATGCTGATAATTGGTTATAATCAACATGTTTATTAATCTCTTCACCATCTAATGTCTCAACTTCTTTTACTGCAGATGGTAATACTTTTTCAACATTCTGAGCGATAACACCAGCAGATTCTTTACCGTCTTTCTTCCAAGTAAATTTTACACCATCTAATTGTGATACTTTCTCCAATGCTCCTTCAACCCTTTCAATATTCTCTTTGAGTTTAACATCAGAAGCGGTTGTTGCAGAAAATGCAATTACATCGCCCGCAGCATGGAAATCACCATCACCTTCAAATTTAAAATTAAGTAACTCACCACTAAGTCCATCAGCTGAAGTATATACATCTATATATCCAGAATCTCCAGATGCTGTAGCAACATTAAAATCTAAATATGATTTTCCATTAGTTCCACTATGTCCTACTTTAACATGAGTTCCACTACTATATGGTAATCTTTGATCATAATCTAAATTAATTGTTTTATCAGAATTTGTTAAACTAATACCATTACCTGCAATATTTTGATTAGCATTTGTATCAATAGTTGATAAAAGTGTATGACCACCTACAGTTAAAAGCCCAGGGCCATTTGCATCTGCAGCTGGTAAAGTAACATTATTACCATTAGAAGATGTTACTGTTAATGCACTCGATGTTCTAGAAAACGAGAGATTTGTTGTTGAAGCAATAGCAAAAGTATCTGTACCTTCTGTTAATGTAATTCCAGTTCCGGCAGTAATACCAATATCGTGTGATGTACTATTCGACATTGTATGACGTAAGATAATATTAGCACCGTTATCTACAACTGATACATCATTTAAGAATGTGTCAGTATTTGTATCTGTTGATGATATTGTTATAACACCACCAGATTCTGATAATGTAATATTACTACCCTTCTTAAACGTTAATGTTTCAGTAGCACCTAGTGTATTATTAACACTTCCATCTCCATTAGTATCAACGCTGACCGTTCTAAATGTATTAGTATTTGTATCTGTCCATGGAACATTTACATATGCATCATTACCACTTAATTGAACAGCATAATTTCTAGCACCTGAATTTGTTGTATAACCTACCTCAATAAGACCTAATGTATTAGCTGCAGCTACACCATAAGTTGTATTAGTATCAGTAGCATTAATTGTAATTGTATTGCCACTTTGCGATACTGATGCTGAACCTGAAGCAGCAATTGTAATATCACCAGATTGTAATGTTCCATTAGAAGCTTTAACTCTCGTAACTGTATTAGTATCAGTTGATGATATTGTTACAATACCTCCAGATTCTGATAATGAAATATTAGAACCTTTCTTAAGTACTAATGTTTCACTAGCACCTAATGTATTATTAACTGAACCATCACCATTAGTATCAACACTAACAGTTCTAAATGTATTTGTATCTGTCCATGGAACATTGACGTATGCTTTTTCAGAAGCTAATTCTACTGGATAGTTTTTACCATTTTCACTATATCCAACCTTAATACCACCTCTTGTTGCAGATGAAGCAAGCGGTAAACTATATGCTGAAGGCATTGTAAACTGAGATGTATTAACAGCAGTAATATGACCTTGAGCGTTAGATGTTACACCTGTTACTGCAGAGAAATTATTACCGTAAGATAACGTTGCTGAACCTGCAGGTGGATCATCTCTTGTTACGTTTTCATGATTAATTTGTAATCTATGAGATTCTCCACTATTAACAGTAACAAAGTCAGTAGAAATTGCAGTACCACCATCAATTGCTAATACTTCGTCTTTAGTAATTTCTATATTACTATTATCATCTGGCCTAATATAAAATCTTGTTAAGTTTGCATCATCAGGAGCTCTTGAGAAATTTCTCAAAGTCATAGATGTATCACCTTCTGCGAATTGCCATCTATTCGTATTTTCATTCCATTGAATATACGAATTTACATATGAACCCCTTTCTACTTCAAAGAAAGCATCTTCTGTTGGTGCCTGATTTGGATAATCGTAGTTAAGAAGAATCTTATTATCAGAAATTTGCAATACTTCTGCATTAGCTGTTGTTTGTGTGCCTTGTACAGTTAAGTTACCTCTAATCACAATTGTATTATCAGATACGCTTGTATCACCAATATTAATTGTACCAGAAGTTTGTGCTAATCTCGATGTTAAGTTAGCAACACTTACATCAACGTCAGTATTATTATCTGTACCGTGAATGTTTATTGCGCCACTATTTGTATATGTTACTGTAACACTACCTGAATCAGTAATTCTTATATCAGAATTAGATCCATCGCTTAATCTCAGAATTGGATCATTACCATCAGCTCCTGAATTTACGGCTGTTAATGTAGCAGTTCTTTGAGATGTGAGATAACCAGGATCAACAAAGTTTACAGTAACTTTATTTCCACTTCTTACTGTACTAATTGATGTACCACCTTCAATATCAACTGTGTTTCCTGAACCAATTGTAGCTGTTCCACCAGAATCTGCTGTTAATGACCATGAACTATAATCATCGAAATGTGATGTAAGATCAGTTGTTTGCCACGCTCTTGTGTGACCATAACCATCTACTATAACTTGACTTAATACAGTAGTTCCATTATTTCCGTATGTTGTTCCGCCTGATGTGAATGTGTTGTGATTCCATTGGATTCTATTACCTGATGCTGTCCATACTGCAGTTGTGTGATTACCGTTTTTAAAGTCAACATCACCATTATTACCAATATCAGCAACGTGTGTACCATTTACTTCAACATCCCAACCTGCAAATCCTAAATCACCGAGTGTTAAGTTTCTTGTAGCTACTGTACCATTAGCATCAACAACAGAACCAATTGAATCTGTTGTAACATTAATATCTAAATCTGAAATAACTGTTGCACCCGTAAGTGGTCCAGTATCAATACTGAAATCATCACCATTATATGTTGGGTGAGTATAAGAATATGTTTCAGTTGCTGTACCAATTCCAGTTACGTGACCATAAGTATCAATTGTAATATCTTGAATATATGTTCTACCACTATTATTGCTTGATGATGCAGATGATGTATCTGAATGTGATATTCTAATTGCATCGTTTGTTGCATCAACATCGATATCAATTGCACCGCCTGATACGAATGTTACTGTATCGTTATTAGAATCTGCTACTACTGTACCTGTTTCTGCATAGCTATATCCGCTATCTGTGTCAGTAACTGCAATATTTTTAAAGATATTTTGTGATGAACCTCTATCTGTATTATTTACAGTAAATGTTAAATCGTAAGGATCAGTATCTGAACCAGGTGTTATATCAGTCCAATTAATATCAATTGTAGCACCAGTACCAGAACCTTCTACGAACTTCCATTCATTTGCTTGATTAATTGTAACTTTTGAACCGTCACCATCTTCGACTACGAAGGATCTAATATATCTGTTATCTAAGTTAACAGTTCCAACTGAGCGTGTTAACGCATGGCCATAAGTATCATATGTTAATGTAAGATCTTGAATTACAGTACCATCACTATTATTTGATGCTAAGTTACCGATACTTGATGTATTAGCGTGAGCTAATGTTATTACTGAATCTGTATTATCTGTAGATGATGTAATTGTTAAACCAGCTACTCCATCAACTGAACTTACAGCAAAATCTACACTATCACCATTATTAACTGGATCGATTTGTGTACCTGAAACTTTTAGATTCCACGCTGGATCAGATGCTTCGTATCTTGTATCAAAGTCACCAGTTGTAATAGCACTAACGTGACCTTCAGCTGTAAGTGTAAGTGATTTAATATATTGACCGTCTTGAGCATTTACTTGACCAAAATTACCAGCAGTGCCTGTAAATACATCAGCGTGTGAAAGAGCAATTGCATCATCTGTTGTGCCGCTAGCTAATGCATTAATTACTCCATCATCTGTAAACGTAAGTGTATCATTATTAGATTCTGCGCTAATGGTAACCCCACCAGCAACTATATTTTTAAAGATAGATTGTGAAGAACCTCTATCAGTGTTTTGATATAAAACAGTATGTGTTGTACCACTTTTTGATGTAGTTACACTTACACCATTACTAGCAGTAAAATCTAAATTATCGCCTGATTCAAAAGCTTGTCCTTCGATATTCGGTGATCCTAATGTTGCTTGTGAAAGAATTAATGAACCATCTGCTTCCCATCTATCAGTTGCATAGTTATATACAATTGAGTGAGCACCTGTAACACCAGAAGCTACACCACTTGGGCTTGTAATTGGACCAACTTCTAAACCAAATCCTCCTGATGTTGGTTCTGAACTTAAATCGTTTCCTGCTAATACTAATGTATCTTCAACTTCTAAAGTTGTTACGTTTAATTCTGTTCTTGTTCCTTCAACGTATAGATCACCAGCAACGTATAGATCTTCACCAATACCTACACCACCAGCTACAGTTAAAGCTCCAGTAGCTGAAGATGATGAAGCTGTATTATTAGTAATACTTACAGCGCCTCTTAATGTAGAACCTAAAGCTACATCTAATGTTCCATCTGTATCAACGTTACCAGAAATATCAAGTGATCCAGCATCTAATTCACCAGAAAGTGTAATATTTCTAAATCCTGTAATATCTTTATTTGCATCAACAACTACTACTTTTGAAGCACCTACTGTACCAGCAACTACACCATCAATAGTTTCTAATTCAGCTTCTACTATTTGTGCATTACCAATTCTAAATTGTGTACCTGTAATAATTCCAGCATTAAGTGTTGATGTTCCAATATTAATACTTCCAAACCCTGATGTAATACTACCAGAATTTAATGCACCTGATTGTACAAGATTTGGCATGTTTGTAATTTCATCATCAAAGTATGCAGCTAAATCTGTAACAGCAACTTGCTTCATTGTGCCGTTATCATTAACAACAACTCTATCAGCATCAGCTATAGTTGTTGATGATGCTGCTGTATTACCGTCCATTATATTTAATTCTGCAGCAGTAGCAGTAACTGTTGTTCCGTTAATTGATAATCCGTCAGTTTCGATTGAACCATTAACATCGACATTACCTTCAATATCAACATTATTAGTTACAATTAAATCATTCGAAACAGTTAAGTTATTAGCAAATGTCGCGTTTTGGCCTGATGCTGTTAAGAATAAAGCACCTAAATGTCCAGCTTTTAATTGAAAATCTGTGCCGCTCTTTGTGAATCTACCATATTCAACGCCATCAGCTTGAAGTATTGTATGATTTGATCCATTATCTAATTTAATATTACCATCAGAATTTACAGTAAATGCACCCGATGTAATAAGAAATGCATTTGTTCCTGCAGTAATATTTTTTGCAGATGCATCGAAAACTGCTTCGATTTCGTTAATAGCACCGACTAAATGCGAAGCATCTGTATCTAATGTAACTGAACCTGATGTATGAATATCTGCATAGATTTCATTAATAGCATCAACAATAGATGTTTTATCTGTTGTTGATAAATCACTCATTGTTCTTCTTTCAGAACCAACTGCGTTAAATAGATCTGCGTCTATTTCATTGATAGCACCAACAATAAATTTGTTTGTTGTTTGAAGTGTTGTTAATGAATTAGTTGTATTAATATCGTTATATACATTTAATAAAGCAGTACTAATATCAGTACCCATACTATTATAATTAGTATTACCGATTTCAGCATCTAATACATTAATAGCTCCAGTTAATGTTGTTGAATTAACAGCATCAACAGGACCACTTGCACCAAATACCATATTACCTATTTGTGATTCGTGTTCTCTTAATGCATCTCTAACGTTAGCAGCTGCAGTTGTTATTGTGTAATCTGAATTTGTACCTCTTAAGAACGTTTCGATTTCATTAATAGCTGCAACTACATTATTAGCATCTGTACCCATCACATAGCCAGTTCTTTGAGTTGTATCATCTCTTAGAACATTTTCTAATTCATTAATTGCTGCAACAAGATCAGATACTGCATTTGTATCTAAATCATCTACATCTCCGATATCACCTTGAATTTCTTTAATACCACCAACAGCAGTTGTAGCAGAATAACCTGTAGCATCATCAATTTCTAAATGATTACCAAGTTCAACTCGTAATTCTCTTATAGCTGCTGATAAATCTGTAGCAGTTAAACCTGTAAGTGACATATTACCGATATCACCTTCATGTTCGTTAATTGCCGCTGTTAAATCAGTAGCTGTTGTATTTAAACTTAATGAACCAACTTCTGTATGTAATTGATTTAATGCACCTGTGATTGTATTGTTACTATCTCCTGAATCGATAGTACTAATACTTTCACTACCGATTTGATCTTCATGTTCTCTTACTGCAGCAGTTAAGTTTGATGCTGATGTTCCTAAGTTACTTGCTGTGACATCACCAATTTCATCGTGAATTTGCTCGAGTGCACCAGTGATAGTATCATTAGAACTAGAAATATCAGTAATATCAACATTACCAATTTGTGTTTCATGTTCAGCGATTGCGCTACTTACTGTTGAAGCAGTTGTTCCCATTGCTAAAGCAGTAATTGTTCCTAATTCTGCATCGTGTTCGTTAATTGCTAATACAACATCATTAGCAGATGTAGTTAAATTTTCTACTGTACCAATATCATCTTGTAATTCATTAATAGCTGCTACTAAATCGAGAGAGAAAACTTTAATTGTATTTGTATTTGCTGCAGGAGTTGTAAGTTCAATATAACTACCATAAGTACTATCAACCGCTGTTAATGCTCCATGATCTGCAGCTGCAATTTCATCGGCTGAACCTAATACTCTTAATTTTGCTGTAGCACTAAAAGATCCTTGAGATGTTTTAAATCTAATTTCACTTGAATCTACTGAGTGAAGAACACCATACCAATTTGAATCAGATTCAATATCTCCTTGTGTACTTAATGAACTTCCATTCTGATAAACTGTTACACCTTCACTAAATGAATTACCTACAGATGGTGAATTACTAATCGCAGAAACACCAGCAATTTTTGGTGCAAAGAATCCATTTGCTGCCATACCTTGAGTTAATTCTGTGTTATTATTGTAAACTCTAGCGATTGCTACTGGATATGATTCAATAATAATCCTAGCAATATTAGCATTTGCAATTGTATCAGGTGAACCTGTGCCTACTTTTAAATCAGCACTTGAACTAAATGTTCCTGTTGAATCTCTTACAATAATTTTATTTACAGATGCAGAAACAATAGTAGCTGACCAACTTTCAGAACCAGATGAGCCTTGATAAATAATTGCATTCGCAACATATGATGCATCAAGTGATGATACACCTTCAAGAATAATAGATCCACCAGTATTATCAATAGTATGTTGTGGGCTTAATTCAAACCTTGTAACTTTAGAGTTATTATCAGCTCCATCAAATAAAACTTGTCCAGCTGAAGCAGTATAACTATAAGTTTTATCTGCTAATAAAGCATCAAGCTGTTCGTTATCACCAACGTGTAACGATATTTCATTTGTCTTCTGTCTTAAGATCTCTAACGTATCTTGTTTTAAAACTCTAGTTTCTTTATTTGCCATTATTTACCACCAAGTAATTTTTCTAACATTTTTTTAATTTCGACCATATCTTTTTTTAATTGATCGATGTCTTGCCTTTGTTGTTCATCAATTTCTTGTTGAGCTTTTGCTGCAACAATTTGAGATCTACGTGCTTCATAAGCACCGCTATTAGTATTTATAATAGCATTGGTAGAAGTATCTCTAACTAAATCAGGATTATTTTCTACTTGTACTTTTTTCTTTCTTGGCATTCTCTATCCTATGTTGCTGCTATCGCTCTAAAATCCTTTATTGTTGGTACTGCTGCTGAGTTACTTGATCTCATAACAATCTTAAATGCCATTGAACCAAAACTTCCTGTTGGATCAATGGAGTATTTAACTTCATCATAAACAGATCTATCATTATTGATAACAATTGGTTCTGCAGGTGTTGCTAAAGTCCAAGCTAAAGCATCAAAGTCACCATCTTCTCCCGCACCAGTTGTTTTCCAATATAAATCTACAGTAGCACCTGTTGGAACGTTAGCTCCTAAATAAACATCAATTACATCTGCTTCTTCTTCAAGATCAATTTTCTTAGTTATATATTTAGCTAACTCAGATCCACCTATACCATTTGTTTCTGCTACGTAATTACTGTAAGCACTTGTATTATTTCCTGCATCACCAATTCTATTTTGAATTGCAACAGCTGATAATCTATTTTGATCAATAACTGGAGTTAAATGATTTTTTGTGGAAGATAATACTGCTCTAATTTTTAAACTCTTACCTGCTGCTTCATTACCAGGTGAACATACAACCCTAGGCGAATGGAAATAAAGATTCTGATTAGGTAAAAACTCAAATTCACTTTGTGCTTGATATGCAGTTTCGGTTCCATCAACTGATTGTTGTGATGTTGTTGTTAAGAAACATCTTAAATCTGTATTAGGCACTGTAAAATGTTCTAGCTTAGTATGTAAAGCATCTATGTGTTTATTTTCTGTAGCAGTAACTGATGTTCCACCTCCAGTTCCTGTAGCAGTTGCATTACTTGATCCACATGTTATTGTATACGAATCTTGTTCTATGTTAGCGATTGTTTTTGTTCCATTAATATCATTAGCAGCAATTCCATTTAATGCAGTAGCTCCTGCTATTGTTACGCTTGAACCACTATTATGCATACCATGATTTCTATGTTGTACTCTTACAACTGTTGAACCAGAAGTTGTTGTTAATGGATTACCAACTAAACTCACTGCTGGTAATGCATCATTATCAAAAGTAACTTCAGCACTTAATGAACTAAACTGAGCTCTCTTTAAAGTAAACTTAAGATCTTTAGTTTGATCTGGTGTCCATGTTGATGCATTCTGTGATGTAAAGAATGAACCACCGTGTGGTTGTTTTGTAATTCTATAATCAACATTAGTTACATCGAATCCACCCATTTCTGCAACCCATGCTTCGTACTCATCACATGGTGATTTAATAACAATAGCATATTCAACATCTTGTTGTAAGTATACAGGAAAATCGAATGGGAAATTTGTAGCACTTGATGCATTAGTAGAAACATTGACTGAACTAGGTAATAATGTTACTTCAGTTCCTGGCACTACTGTTTGAGTAGGTATTCCATTAGATGTTGTTCTAATACTTACTTCAACACCAGCTGGTGATTTAACTGCTTTCGTTTTAAAGAATAAATCAAGTGATGTTACAAAGATACCGCCTTCTTTTTCAATAAGAATTGTTTGTGCTAATGGATCTTCCCATCTTGTAGTTTCTCTAACGAATGATTCTCTTACAACTCTATTATCACTTACTTCAGATTGAACAAGCTTAGGAACCTTTGTACTAATAATTGTATTTTGTACGGATTCAATTAAACCTTGTGCGTGAAATGTTGCTTCAGAGAAAGTTGATTCATCGCTTCTATTATTTGTTGTGCTATCTGACAATCTAAATTCTTTTTGGCCAGTTTTAAATTTAAGTGATGAGTTTCTTGGTATAATAAATGATCCTGTAACTTGACCATTTGCATCAGTAGTTAATGAACCAGAACTTGAAGCTGGATGTGATGTAACACCATTATAAACGTCTGATTGATCACTAGTATTTGTCCATTCTTGGAATGATTCTTGTTTTACATAATCAGTTATACCGATACCATCAAAGAAAGCATATACCTTTGTGTTAGGCTTCATTTGCTTGGCTTCAAAATAAATTTTTCTTGATCTCATGAATGGAACAAAGTTAACTTCAACAACTCTACTTCCAGCATTTCTCTCTATAATATCAAATCCAACATCTGTTCTGATACCAGTTCTTGATTGATTAGATGTAGTAGTAGTTGTTATACTTTGGTTATTTCTATTATTTCTTCCACCACGACCGAACCACCAAACATCTCTTTGTGGTTCAACCCTTATATCTTCATCTACACCAAACCAATTTGTTTCCCATTCATTCCATACTGTACCAAGAATTCCTGATTCTTCTGCTAATTCTACAAACTGATCGTAAGCTCCTGTCTCATCTATAATAACATCAGGTCTTACATCAGTTTCTTTCCATTCATCAGATTCTGGTGAAAGCTTAAGTGAACCACCCCATTCAAAGATATTATATGGATTAACATTAATCGCGACACTAGCATAAGGTTGAACTGTATGATTTACTTGTGAATATGGCAATGTCCAAATAGAACTATTCTTAACCGCAGTATTTGTAGCTGTAGCTGATGTAACCATATTAACATTCTTTGAATTACACTTAGCTCTTAATGTTCCTTGTACTTTATCAATAGCACACTTACCACCTAATGTATCAGGATGTTGATTATTAATTACATTATGTCCTCTAAATGAATCTACTAAAATACCATTTTTAAATCTAGTATTATTATTCGAATCAACCATAAATGTATCTGAAGCAGATTGTTCTAATAAAGATAATGATGTATAGTATTCTAAGTTCTTAATTCTTTTATCAAGCTTAGCAATATCTTTCATTGTATATCTTTTATTTTCAACTAACTGAGGTATAATATCATTAGTATTAAACACATAAGGCTTTAACTTTAATTGATATAATGAAATAGAATCTTCTCTATCTTCTGGAGGTTGAGGAATATCTGATGCTACGCCTTTTACAATTTCATATGTACCATCTCTTTTTAAAATTAGTTTATCAATTCTTGGTAAGTAATATGATATATCACTTTCGAAAATATGGGCAGGCTTAGGTGATCTCGAAATTTTAAATCCTGAACCTGTACTAAATTCAGAACCAGTTGTTGCACCTGACTCGGCTTTACGAGGTCTAAAGTCTACACAATCTCTTAATTGTAAAACACCCTTTGAACTATTGAAAGAACCTATGGTTGCATAATCTGCAGTAGGATAAGAATCAACTGAGAAATAATCTCCATCTCCATGGTTATAAAAATCGAATGTAACAATTAAATCTTTTCCAACATCAATAGCAGGAGTTGATTGATTTTTGATAATTCTACCATTTTCATAGAAGTTATCTCTTTGTCCATTATCTAATGTAAATCTATTTGTTACAGTATTTCCACCATCTTCTACAATTGAAACAATTCTAATTATATCTGCATGATCTAAATCAAATGATTCTTGACCAGTAGTAATATTAGAACTAGAAATTGTTAAAGTTTCACTATTCACTCTTGACTTATTTTTCCTAGCTAAATTCTTTTTAGCAGTAACTAGAACTTTACATGTACCAGAAATACCTAGTGCAGTAGCATTAAATGTAACGGAGGTTGAACCATTTCCTCCTGCTGTAATATTACCAGATACACCAGTTTTAACTGCGCCTGAAGCTGGAGCAATAATAATATCAACTTGATCTGAAATAACTCCTGAAGATGCAGGTAAACTTACTTGTAATGATCCAGTTGAAACAGAACCTGTTAAGATATGTCTTACTTTATATTCAGTATTTGTTAAATTTTTAATAGCATCATACGGTAATTTATGTAAGCCGCTATTAAATCCAGTGGCAAATCTTGTTCCTGCTGTAGCTAATGTGGCACTAAATGATGTAGATGATTGTGTTATAGTTGTAACATTATTAAATGAATATCCAGCATCCATAACAATATCAAATAAATATAATCTAATATGATCACTAAATATTTCAAGACCACGAGCTCTTGCTGTACCTCTTGCTGTACTACTAATATTTAAATCTAATGTTGTATATGTTTCTAAATCTGGTATACCTTCAACTGTATTTGTAGTTAACTTAACATAGTTACCTACCGTAATTTGTGTATTAGTATTTGTTTCTGTTTCAGTAGCATCATTACCTCGAGGCTTATCAACCTCAACAAATTCTTTTGATGTTTTTTCTACTCTAAATCCTTGGATATATGCGATAGATTTTTCAACACCAATAGCTAATTTATCGGCATCACCTCCATTAGCTGCTAGCTTATATCCAAAATTAGTTGTATCATCTAAGTGTTCTTTAATATCTAATTCGAATAAACCTACAATATAATCGCCAGATTCTTCATGTGTTCTATTAGCTAATCTCTTTGTTAATTCTGTATCAGACGTTTTATCTGTGACATCTAATCGAACAACACCATTTTCTATAGTAGCTAAAGGAACATATTCATCAATTGTTCTATTCGTATCTGTATCTAAATCTTCTTTAATAAGTGTTGTTGAAATTTTATATCTATCTGCACCTGGTGCTGCTGTATTAGGAACACCTTGAGCATTATCTAATAAGCTTGTATCTCCTGCAGAAGTTTGAATAGTTTGAGATACTTGCAAACCTACAACATAGTTTGGTGTATTTGTATATTTGTCTAATACTAATGTTTGATTAGGCACATATACAAAACAACCAGAAATAAAGTATACACCTTCTCTTACATTATATGTTGAACCTTGTCCAGTTGAATTAGCAATAGTTGATACTGAATTACTACCATCAACATTAGATCCGCCACCAACCATAAGATATCGAGTTGTTGATGTATCAGTTGAAACAACTTCACCAACACCAAATTTTTCTACTGTTCTATTAGGACCACCTTTGTTTAAGTATTTAATATAAATTGTATCTGGATCAGAACCAGTTGCAGCTACAACTTTATCAACAATAGCTGTAACTTGGTGAGTAGTATTTGCAGTACCAGTTAGAATAGTACCTTTAACAATTTCTGAAAGATAATTCGCAGTAGTATAATCTACTGAATTGTGTTGGAATGTTCCTTCAACTTTTAAATATTCGTGAGAAATATTGAGTGATGCTTCACCATTAACTACGCGTGATCCATCTTTAAAAGCATATTGACCATGACGATCGATCTGTGCCTGTAAAGCAGTTTGCATTTGAGTAAGCTCACGAGCTTGAACCGATCTTCCAGGCCTAAACAGTATTCTTTGATAATTTTTAGTTTCATCAAAGTCGTCGTAGTAAGGCGCTATGCCATAATTTTTAATCGATGTTGTACTCATATCTTCTCTCTTCTAATTAGAATTCAATAATAACTTTAATATCTTCAATCTGTGTAGCTGTTCTATTAATTGGATTTCTGTTTTCCATAAAAATGATTTGACCACTTTCTTTATTAACTTCAGGATTTGTTAAGAAATCATTAGCCGTAGTTTTAGGTACACCAGTAGCACCAGAAGTTTGTCCTGTTACTGTGTTACCTGAACCATGCGCAAATGTTCCATAACCAGTTTTACTATTTTGATTATAATAAATTTCTCCAGTTCCTGAATCAATTGATACTACGTATGCTTGTACTAATGATGCTCCAGAACCTTGAGTAATTAATTCATCAACTTGGAATGTTCCAGTTTTAGAAGCAAAATCTAAAGCGCCTGTTGCATTTAATGTTGTAGCTGTAGCGATAGTTGTTAACCCGTAATTAGTTGGATTTTTAACAAGTGTTACTTGTCTGAAATCATTTCCAACAGTAAGATCTCCACCGCCTGTACCTTCTAGTAAAGTATTAACTGCTACAAAGAATCCACCTAGTTCTTTTATTGGATCAGTTCCATGACCACCAGCTGGAGAAATAACTGCTCTCGCAGATGCATCACTACCACCTCCACCAGAAATTCTTACATCAGCAATTGTATAACCAGTTCCTTTATTTGTAATAGTAAATCCAGTAACAGCACCACCTGAAACAGTAGCTGTCGCTTGAGCGCCAGATCCATCACCTGTTATATACACTGTAGGAGCAGAAGTATATCCTGTTCCTCCACTTCCTGATGTAGTAGCTAGTTCGATTCTTTCAATACCTCCAGCATTAGCGTGTTGAGCTGAAGCTTTTTGATTTAGGTATTGTGCATAGTCTGCTTCTGATAAAGCATTCTCTGCGGTTGTATCATTGTTATAATCTGATGCTTGACCTCCTGCTCTTGGATCAACTGTTTTAACGGGCATATATGAAGTTGTCAAGAATTTTTCTGCATCAGCAACGGAAACTGTATACATGTATTTCCAAGTGTAACCATCTGATTCTGCTGTTGGTACTGTTAATGTTTGTACAGGTTCTTGTGTTGAATTACCGCTTCCTTGTTTAATACACTTATAAACTTTAAACTCTGAAGTAATAATATAAAACGCTTTATCGAAAATATCTGGATCATTAGAATCCCATTCGTAATATTGTCCACCTGATTGCCATGTATGTCTTGGAACTACATGTGATACATCATTAGCGCCAAGTAGTTTATAAGCAAATACGTTTTGATGTGCTTCTCCTAATTGATCTAATGTATCTGCTGGTGTAAAAGGTGTTGTGTCTGTTGTATCAGAAGTTGTTAAAGACCAGACATCTGATTTACCAATACCAACATATACACTAGTACCAGCATCAGCAATATCTGCTTTAAAGTTTTCTGCGTTCAACGTTCTGAATTTAGATGTTACTATTGCCGTCATTTTTTATTTCCCGTTAATTTGTGTGAATAAAAGAATTCACGTTATATTTATTTATATCAGTTATAGAAGTACTTTGTAATTGAGTATCACCTAATACTTCAATTGTTTCATTAAACTCATATAATCTATTACTATTTAATACGTTAGTTTTTTGGCTATAATAATCATTACCAGGTTGCGTTCTATAACCTGATGCTTTGACTAATACTTCATAGCCACCCATTGTTTTTGTTGATGTTGATGATTGTGTTATTGTCCAATTACCTGAACCTAATTCACCTATTGTTAATAATCCACCATTATATAATGTTCTACCAGTTACTGATCCTGAACTTTGAACTGGGTTTGTTTGTCTATTAAATTGTGGATCATCATATGTATGATTCAATTCAAGAATCATTGTTTGATCTTTATGTTTTACTCTATCTTCATGCTTAGCCCTTGATGCTAGTGTTATATCTGGATTTAAAATATAATTGGCACCCGCATTTGTAATACTTACTGATGCAATTTCAGATGGAGTTAATTGAGCTTTCGCAGTAGCATTACCACTAATTGATACTGTAGGTAATTCAGTATAACCTGAACCTAGATGTGATAGTGTAATTCCGCTAATAGAACCGTTTTCAATTTCTGCATGAGCTCTTGGATAATCATACTTAACTGTAATACTTACATCATCGATATAAACAATACCATTATTACCATCACTTTGAAATCCTACATAATCTTCGTTAATAGGAGTTGAACTAGAAATATTATATTCAAATTCAAAGTCTTGCCAATCAGTTGTTAAGTTTTTAGTAAACCAACCAGAGTTACCAAGTTGATTTGTTGAATATGCCATTCTAAATGTATCTGCTCCACCGCTACTTGGCTTTTTCGCTCTACACTTTACTTTAATTGTATTACCGGCCAATCTTGATACAAATTCAGGTTTATCATTACGTAATCTATATACCACACCACCAATATTTTGATTAGCATTTGTATCTAGTGTTGTTGTCTGTACTTGTAAAACTGATGATGAATCAATAGTTTGAATTGAAGCAGTGTGATTTAATGTATCAATAACTCTCCATATATCATCGCCATATTGTGTTGTACTTACTGATGCTCCAGTATAATCTTCTGTGAAGAATGGAGTTGCTGTGTAGTGTGATGATGGATTAGAAAATGATATATCAGGTTGTGTTGTATATGAACTACCTCCACTCAATAATTCTATGTGTGATACTGATGTTGGTTGTAAAAGATATTTTGCCGTAGCCGTAACGTTACTTGATAGTGGAACACCGAATTCGTCTTTCGAAGTAGGAGCACTTATTCGAATTGCAGGAGGTTCACTATATGATTTATTCTCATTCGCAACTACACTAATAGAAGCCACTTGACCAACATTCGGATTACCTGCAACACTTGCGAATGCTGACTGATAACCAGATCCAGCTCCACTAATAGTTACTGAATCTACTTTACCTTCACTATCAATTGTACATGTTACAGTTGCTGCACTAATTGTTTGTCCACTCAGTGCTACACCATTTACAGTAATTGATGGAGCCGATGAATATCCAAATCCAGCATCTGTAATTGTGGCACCTGTTACAGATCCACCTGAAACTGTTAAAGCGATAGAAGCCGATTTATGGATTTCAGCAAATGTAAATGGTAAGAATAAAGAACCAAACATTTCTACAAGTATTGGTAAGTCTTCAATACCAATTACACCAGGTTGTTTACCTGGCATCGATGATAATGTAAACCTCGGCGTTTCTGCTGTACCTGAAGGATATTCTCTATATCTTAAATTGCCAGTTGGTCTAAAATCTCCGCCTGATGGATCTGTACCACCAGCATAATTTTCTAAGAATGAAGATTCTTTTTCATCATCTCCTAAAGCTTCTCTTGTAGCAAATAATTGAAGTAGTATCTCAGCGAAATATTTAAATCCAGCTGGATGAACCAATCGTGCATAGACATCATTCCATGAAGAAAGGTTCTGACCAGTTCTAATTAAGTAAGAGAACTTTTGATAAAAATCTGAATCATGTATTTTAATATCATCTGATAAAAATCCTTTATTATCAAGATATTGTCCTAAACCAGTATCATAATTACCTGATGAAGGAATTAATGTTTTATTATATGGGTATTCAATCTCAACTGTATCATTAAATAATAATCTAAAGAATACTTCAATTGAATCTGAAGAACCTCTTATTTTATAATAATCAATAATAGATTTATAGAGAGATCTTTTATTTACTTGAATAGAACGAGGGATTACAGCCGCAATTTCTTTTTGAATTAATTCTAAATAGTTTGCGGCTGCGCTATCAATATCCATTGCTTCCTCAATTGTATTGAGGACATATGAAGCACCAGGGCCAGCCCAATATTTAATGGGCGTTGTAAGTGTGGCAGTTTGTGTATTATACGAAGATAATCCTGTAACAGTAAATGTCTTACCAATCTCTGAAAGAGAATTAGCGAGTGAACCAGGAAGATTATTACCATTAGTGATTGCTACGTTTTCATCATTTAATGTTATTGTTGTAATTGTTCCATCTGTTGCTGTTACAGTTAATGTTGAATTAGCTCCATCTTCGTCAGTAAAGAAATGATCATTCTCACTTCTTGGATCTGATATTCTAAAGACTGCTTTATTATCTAAAACAATATCTGTATAAACTTCGTTTTGTTGATATATAAACTCTTCTAAGTTCATATAATCATAATATGCATTTAATAATGTTTCAATACCAGAAGCATTCGAAAGAATCTCAGAAGGAATTAACTCCTGAGTTCTTAAATCTTCTTTTGTCTTTTTCTTTGAAGACGCTACTGATTCAATATAACCAGGTGATGCGTTATCCGAAGAAAACAATGTATTGTCTTTATGTGCCATACTTATCTAAGCCTTGAGGTCGTTGTATAATTAATTGTACCTGACGAACCTGATAATGCAATTGTATCTACACTTGGTGTTACGGTTACTCTCAAAGGATCAATAGAAATTAACTGATTTCTGAGAGGAGCAAGATCAAGTGAATTAGGTGTAACTGTAATTCGTATTGCGGCAGTTGTATCTGGTCTAAAGTTATTTAATGTTATAATACCTTTTTGATGATCAACAGTTCCTGCATTATTTACCACAGTAACATTTACACCATTCACAATCTTGTATATAATAACCTTACGATTATTTTCATTAGTAATCTCTGTATCTCCAAAATAAACTGTTTCACCATTTAAAAGGAAAGAAGTAGAGGAGATAGTATGTGTTGTTCCGCCTGCTCTATAGAATTCTTCGACAAATTTTAATTCGAAGTTATTATCTGCATTATTAGCAGGTGTAATGTTCATAAACATATAAGGACGAACGGAACTATTCTGAATAGCAGGATCCGCATTATCAATTGCCCTTAATAACTGTGAATGTCTAAAGACACCATCGAATTTTTCTAGTTCGTTAAAGTTATAATCCGAAATAGTATCTCTGACAACAGATTCGAGTTCGACAGCCGAACGATCTGTGAGGTTAGGATTATATTTAAAATTAACGTCAAGTTCTAAGAAGGTAAAGGTCGGATCCACCATTTGAGGTGTAATCGAAACCACATTCTTACCTTTGAGAATAGTACCTGTGATATTATCTTTTTCTGATTGTGTAAGGGCATCTCCGACCAAAGGCTTAATAGAGATGAACACTTTACCAAAATCAGGTGGATCATTATCTTCTCCACCCCAACATGAGATAGAAGAAATATTAGAGAACGATTTTTGAATGATCGCTCTATAATCATCAGAGGTAACGGCTCTGTTCTGAGATGTAAATGTCAGAGGAGCATTGAATCGAATTGATTCGTTTGTTTCTTTTTCTGTCCCACCAGATGCAGCAGCGACAGTTGTAATCGTAACGTTAGAGAAACCACCCACGTTATCGACAATCGTAAACACGTTCGCACCATTTGATTCTGAACCTTCAGTAAAGATATAATCGAGTGTTACGATATTATTGTTTGTTGGTTTATTACCTGTTACACCATCTCCGAAATATATCTCATAGTATTCGTTCGCATTCTCTTGTAAGTAATAGACCTTTGAATCGGAATCCACATTGAGCAGACTCTCGAACTTTGTATAATTATCGAACGCAGTCGATTGTTCGTTGGCCTGGACTAAGACACGAAGCGTCGATGTATCGGCATCGTCATCGGATAACTGAAACTTCTGATTCTCGATATCATTATCCACTCGATACTTGAGTTCTTTCCTTGTTCCTTCGACAACGGTTACATTATTAAAGGTAAACGTACGAGTCGCGGGCGAGGTACTATTATCGGTAACGAGCAGCGCACTCTGTTCATTGAGAACCACGTACCTAAACTCGGTACCATCCACATTGGTAGACAGCTTCGTTCCACGCGGAAGTGTTAATGTTGAAGGGACGGTCCCAGTTTCATCGGTCACGTTCACGACCAAATTAATACGGGCACGAGGCGACAGGACAGAACGCGGAATATATCCTAATAGCTTCGCACGTGTGACAATATTCCCTCGGATCTGAGCAGAATCGAGGAAGGCCTCGTTTAAACTGAAATGGGCAGTCATCGCATTATAATGAGTATTATACGCGAGGACATCCAATAACGTAGAAAGGCCCGAACCTTCAAAATCATAATCGTTAAATTCTGATTGGGTCTTTAAATAGTTCTTCAGATTCTTCTTAATCTGGTCAAAGTCAAGTTCTGTTACATTTAAATTCTGTGCCATTTTATGTTTACCTTATTCTTCTTAATAGTATTTCTACTTCTTCCTTTGTATCATATTCTTTTATCAGGAAGCTTACTAATAGATTATATGCATTTTGATCTTCTAGATTATTCACCCTTACATCTAATATCTTTACGCGGGGTTCATGATCCTGTATTGTTCTTCGGACATTATCTTCAATAGCCATTCTTGTAATCGCATCTGCTGGCTCAAAAAGCAACGCACGAAGATTAGCGCCTATACCATGATTGAAAGGACGCTCATAAAAATTGGTGAGCAATAAGTTTTTAACTGCATTACGGATAGCCCTATCATCCTTTAAAGGGATTATATCTTTACGGATAGGATGGAGAGCAAGCGATAAATCAAGATCACGATACTGTCTCTGACGAGCAACGTTACTTGTCTTACCTGATTTATCTGATTGTAATATTGTACTCATACTAGTATTTATATCCTTTGTATAACCCTTTGCGAAAAAGCCTGGGATCATTTTTTCCGGGGGAGAATTTTTTTATATCTTTCCCTCTGAGAAAATACCCTGAATGCTAGACCCTATGCCTGGCCCCGAAGCTTTTCCCTCCCTATAAAAGTAGGCCCTATGCGTCTGGGACACTGCTATCTGTGGTAGAAGGTGAAGGCGAGCTGGCCCCTCCTGTACCCGGTGCATACTTATGTTTATGTGTGGCCAAGGTAGGTGCATTTCCAGCGTCTGTCGATACATCTCCTGTACTGTGTGTTGTTCCGTTTACTAATAGATTACCATGGATCGTTGTATTGCCAGTAATATCTACAGTGTTATTAGAGGCGTTGACAAAGACTGTCCCATCCGGGTTAATATTAATCGTTGTCCCCGTCTTATGTTGGATGTTAATGCGTTCGCTACCAGAAGTGTTGTCGTACTCTATGAGATGTCCTGCTACTGTCTTATGCACTTCATTATGTGGATAAGAATCCTGCGTCTCTGGTGCGATATCTGTGATCCCTTCCGTTTTCGTAGCAATAGAACCCAATATAACCGGATCCTGCGCCGATATGCCATCCCGAAAGAACCCAACAACCCAGGAACCTATTAATAACTGATGATTACTCCCGATACCCTTATAAGAAGCAGACGTATTAGGCATCATTACAGTAGCCCAAGGCAGATCTTTCGTTGTAACCTTCTCTTGATCGTAGTATCCGAACGGAAATACTCTCACTCTATTCAGTTTCTCCGGGTCCGAAACATCTTTGATCTCTCCTATGAACCAGGTAAACGATCCTCCTACGAATTGGTCATCTGATTGTCTCATTATTCTTGCTCCATTATCTTATTCACGTCCTCTATATAAGAATCTTTCTTCAGGACCAGCTGTTGTGTATATGAATCGCTGAATTGATGTCTCACTGAGGCTACAATATAGTTCCCGCTGAGTACCTTATCTAATGTGGACTCGGCAGACTTACCGCTATCTACTCCCTTTCGAACGACGATATTCAGCTTTTTTCCACTTGCAATTTCGAAGTCTCCGTGTATCTCTATATTCAGGCTTATCGTATCCATATTAGATACATACGCATTAGCTTTCAGTAGTGAGTTATCCGCTGGCGCATGATAGTTAGCATTGTTGCCAAAGGAGAGAGAATTGAGAGAGATATAATGGTTTTTTGCCTCTGAATATGTCTCTATATTCCTATCATTGAATGATATCTTATCCGCCAGAGGTATGAATTGATTTAATTTGAGTAGTTTTTCTTCTTTATAGTTATATTTTGTCTTCTTGAATTCTTTTTTTGCAATATCCAGTGTATACAGAGATGATCCATACGCTCCTTTACTGCTATTCAGATACTTTGAGATGTTCATGTTATCCATTGCAAGGGAAAGGATCTGTGCTTTTCTGGACTGATAGTTATCCTCTGATCCTACTACATTTTCTTGCAATGCTTCGTAATGATATGTTTCATGTACCTCTGCATTTTGCAAGTTCTCTAACGAATTGAAGATAACTCCATTCGCGAACGTATCAAAGAAGAAATATGGTGATCCGTTGTCGAAACTTCGGCGCGTTAGCCAATGTATATGGGTCAGCGGTCGCATCTTTGGATATACCCCTTTGATAATTTCCTTCGTATCCTTGTTGATATCCATCTCTTCGATTTGCAAGTAATCTTTACATATCCTTTCGATTAATGCACCTGGACTACCTGAGAATGGTCGAGAAACTGTTTGCAATTGGTTCATGTACGCGTGTTTTGAGACACAGGTGAAGAGATATGTCGAATAACCTGGTGCTTTCTTCGAGAACATATTGATGTTTGCAAGATATAGCTCTTTCGTAACCGATTCTGGGTTTCCTTCGATATCCCTACGTGTGAGAATAAGATCGATGCGCTCGTTGCCAGAGAATTTAAGCTTTTCGAGATAAGAATTTGCATCTAATATACCCATTGTACACTCGAGAAAAGATGATTCGAGGCTCTCCGTGAATGTAATTTCTGCAATCAGATCCATAATGTTGACAATCTGACCATCATTGAGGTGTATATCTGCCTTACTTAGCTCATATGAACCTGGTAAGATAGCATTTGAGCCATCTTTTCTCTTTGATCTAGACATTTAAGACTCTCTCGAATTCGTCTGCAAATTGAGTAATATACTTTGGATCTACTACACGAAGCTTTGATCTGGCATCATTCTTTTCTTCGAGATATGATCGATTGGACTGATAGGATAGCTGTCCCGATTGTACTCCACCTTCGATGAAGACCGCATTTGTTTGTATTCTATGCTCTGGATCGTCTGTTCGAAAGTAGTGATGAGGTGCATCGATATATTTGAACACTTCATATGTACCTACACTATCTCCTGATGTGCCACCAGTGAGTGATTCTGATATTACTCCAGGTTCACCAACGAATGTACCTGTTACGTTTTTGAGTACAATTTGATTCAGGTCGACATCTTTCTTATGTAATGTACCTGTTGCACCCGATGTACCGCCTGTGATTGTTTCTCCGAGCGTGAATCTACCTGCAAGAGAGTTACGATGATCTGTAATTGATTGATCGTTATCTCTTTGAATCTCTGGATTTGTGTTGATTGCAATCCCTGAGTACTCGTTTTCCATATACTGTTGCAATTTCTCTTGGGACATTGGCCATGCTGCTAATCCATCGTGCAAGAAATCGTTTGTAATGAAAAATGTCCAGTAATATATGGTTGTACCGTATAATCTTTGCGATACAATATCTGGTCTCTCGCCGTTTTTTACTGTGTAATACGTATATGTACTGAAGTTATCTGCAAATAATTGCAATGGACGAACAGAACGATAGATATTAACTACGTTCTGAAGTACACCACTACGATCGAAATCATATGATATTGTTGGAAATTGTTTAAAGAAACTCATGCTATTCTCCTGTTGCACCCGTACCGAGTGTTTTTACTGTATCTCTTGCAACGTTTCCAGTATATCTTACTGCCTCTTGTGCATCAACTTGTTCACCAACAACATGACCATCATTTTCTCTATCATCTGAGTAGATATATCCTGCACCTTCGCCGTAGAGATCATCTCTTGTAATTGCTCTGACTTCTTGGAAGGTAAGATTTAAATCTAATTCTGTTGGTGATGCGCCAAGATCATCGTTCTTATGATATGCATTACCCGTTGAGTTTGCTGTTGCAACCATATTAGTAAGATAGCATTGAATGATACGTGGTAGATATTTATTCTCTCTTTCTCCAATCATAAAACGAATTCTAAATGTTGGAGGATATTTCAGCGCTCCAGCACCTAAATTTTTAGGATACATGTACTTTCTAAATTGATTTTCTATTCTGTGGATGTCTCTTGCTTCTTCTGCAGAAGTAGGAATGAGTTTAAAATTAAATGCAAATGACCTAATCGTAACACCATCGAAGTTCTGTGTAGTATATGGATTAACTACAAGGCCTGATTTGAGTTCGAATATTGTTGCAGCTTCGCCGAGTGCAGCACCAGCTTTTGTTTTGAATGCTTTTGTTACATTAGAAATCAGATCGGCTGTTGATGCTTTCTTATCTCCAGATAATCCCGCAGCTCTACCCACTCTTGACTGTGCAGCCGTAGTTGTTTGTGCTACTGCTCCAACAGCTCCCAAATTTACTGAATTATATGTTATACCATCTGATGCAGAAATAGCTGTTGGTATGAACATATGAACTTTAAAAAATTCTTGCTCTGCTCCGCTTGCTAAAGAAAATTCTACATGAGGAAATTCATCGCCTTCTTTGGCAATCATATCTCTGAGGTTTTGTGGGAATGTAATTATCATATGTTTTACCTTTATAAATAACCTATAATATTAATTAATTTATAGAACTATTTATATGGCTTACAAAGGTAGATACACAATTCAGAACAAAAAGAAATACCTCGGAGATCCTTCGAAGGTGGTTTATCGTAGTTTATGGGAAAGACAAGCATTTAAATGGTGTGAATCGAATGGAAGAGTTAAATCGTGGAACTCTGAAGAGATTGTTATACCATATAAGTGCAAAACAGATGGCAAACTACATCGTTATTTCGTTGATATGTTAGTTGAATTAGCTAATGGAGATATTATATTGGTTGAAATTAAACCTAAAAAACAGACCGTTCCTCCAAAAAATCCAAAAAGAAAAACGAAGAAATACATTGACGAAGTTACTACTTATATTAAGAATACATCGAAATGGGAAGCTGCACAGCAGTATGCACAGCATAAAGGTTGGAAGTTTCAGGTGTGGACAGAAGATACTTTAAAGAATTTAGGTATCAAACTACTAAAATCTTGATATAAATAGTAGTATGGCAAGTTTATTCGATACATTACAGGCACAGGCATTTAGAGCAGGAGTAACTCCTCGTTCGAAAGAATCCTTAACATGGTTTCAAAATAATGTTAGAAAGCTTGGAGATGTTAATCAAAGAAAATTATTGAAAGATCCAGCGTTAGATGCTACTAAAAATCCTAAACCTGGTGATATGATGATGTATTTCTATGATCCTAAATTTAAACAAGAATTACCGTATTACGATAGATTTCCTCTTACATTGTTAGTAGAACCTGCAAAGGGTGGATTCTATGGACTTAACTTACATTATTTATCTCCTGGTGTGAGAGCCAGATTTCTCGATGAACTAATGGAATTAGCTCCAAAAACTATGAATGATACATCAAGATTAACACGTATGAGATATAGTTTATTAAGAGGAGTTAAGAAATATAAAGAATTTCAACCTTGTTTTAAGCATTATTTGATGGATCATGTCGAATCACAGATTGTAAGAGTACCAATGACCGAATGGCAGATTGCAATCTTTTTACCAACAGAACAGTTTAAGAAAGTTAAAGCACAATCAGTGTGGAGATATTCGAGGAAGGCGTACTCAACATGAGAAGTATAGACGATTTAAAGGCAACCATTTCAAAGAAGGGTGGAGTAGCATTTGCAAACAGATTTCAAGTATTCTTTCAGCCACCTGGAGCTTTAAACCTAAAGAATTTAATTAATAGTGATCCTAAAGCTTTAGTTGGGTCTTTAGCTAAGAATGCTATTGCAGGAGGAAAGCCTGCAAATATAATTCCTGATCCAAGAGATATAGCTATGCTATGCGAGTCAGTAAACTTACCAGGAAGACAGATTAGTACAATCGATTATCAAGCAGAAAGACAATCAATAAAAATTCCTTACGGAGTTATCAACGAAGATGTTACGATGTCTTTTATTTTAACAAATGATTATTATATGAAGAAATTATTTGATAATTGGATGTCTGGTATTTTCGATGTAGAAAATTATAGAGTAGGATATAAAAAAGATTTTACAACTGATGTTATTATACAACAGTTAAATAAAAAGAATGTGCCGGTGTATGCTGTCCGATTGGAAGGAGCATTTCCAGTTAGTATGCAATCGATACAGTTGGATAGTAATAGTGAAAATACTATTCAAAAATTGAATGTGACTTTGAGTTACGAAAATTATGTACCAGAGGATATAGTAGATACAATTAAAAGTACTGTATCTACTATTGGCGCTGGACTTGGTATTTAATATAATAGGAGAAAATAATGGCTTTACCAAAGTTAAATAATGCACGGTACAGTACTGTGATCCCATCAACGGGTCAAGAAGTAGAATTTAGACCGTACTTAGTGAAAGAAGAAAAGATTTTAATGTTAGCATTAGAATCAAACGATCAAAAACAGATTTTAAAAGCTGTAGTTGATGTAATTAAATCATGTGTATATGATGATATTGATGAGAACAATCTTGCTATGGTTGATATCGAATCGTTATTTATTGCCTTAAGATCAAAATCTAGTGGAGAGAAAATTGATCTACAGGTTAAATGTACGGAATGCGATACTGCTAATGATGTAACGGTTGATTTTGAAGAGATTACTGTTCCTGAATTTGATGAAAAGAAAGGAACAATTATGTTAACAGATGAAGTTGGTTTAACATTACGTGTGCCATCTTATAAAGATGTTATAAAATCTCAATCAAGCGGCGAGGGTAATGATGTTGAATTAGCATTTAGTATGATGATCGATAGTATTGAAACTATTTTCGATGCTGATGGTGTATATAATGCAGCTGATGAAAAAAGATCAACTCTTGTCGAGTTTATTGACTCATTAAATAATGAGCAGTTTACTAAAGTTGGCGATTTCTTTACAGATATGCCACAACTACAATATGATGTAGAATTTGAATGTGCTAAATGTAAAGCAGAAAATAAGCATGAGATAAGAGGCTTACAAGGTTTTTTTACTTAGGCCTCTCACACGATAGCTTAGTTAATCATTTTAAGACTAACTTTGCTATGATACAGCACCATAATTGGAGCTTAACTGAATTAGACAATATGATGCCGTGGGAGAGGGAAATATACATAACGTTACTCTCTGAATGGATCAAAGAGGAAAACGAAAGAATTAAAAAAGAAAATAGGAATATATAATGAGCGAAGAAGAAATTAAAAAATCAGGAC